AGAATATGGCATGAGGAATGCAAGGGAAAGCAAATGACAAAGTTTGATGTAGGAAGCCATACGGAATTTTTCTATTTTGAAAAAGCTCTTCCGTTCGCAGCATTTCAAGGAGACGAATAAATGAAAGTATTACTTATTCCTGATTGGCAGGGTTGTACGATCATTACGGACAATGGTTATTGTACGATTCAAGGCTTGCCAAATGACATTGTAGATAAGGTGTTTGTATCTGAAATCCCTATTAGTAATGGGATTGGACTGATTACCCCACTTGTAAATGAGCTTACTATCGTATCTGGTAGCAGTGCAGCAAGTCTGTATTGCAAGTTGCTCAATGAACACCATATTGTCACTAAAGAGATTTTTAACACAAAGCCGTCTGCGTTACTGAAAGGAATCCGAAATGGATAGGCTAATTGCCATCGGAGACATTCACGGATGTCTCCACACACTGAAAGAGCTTCTGAAAAGTGTGGATTATAGCAGTCAGACAGATACATTAGTGTTTGTCGGTGACTACATAGATCGCGGAGCAAATAGCTGTGAAACTGTGGCATTTCTTCGCAAGCTCCAGCAACAGGTAGGAAAAGACCGTTGCGTTTGCCTTCGTGGTAATCATGAACAAATGGCAGTTGACGCATTTATAAGCGGAGACAATTCGCTTTGGTTTTACAATGGCGGATATTCGACTGTATGTAGCTACGACAGAAATGGCGTAGACATTGAATCAGATATTGATTGGTTTAAGACTCTTCCGCTTGTGTATGATACGCCAGAAATTATATTCTGTCATGCCGGCCTGTCAAAACCATTACTCAAAGACAATACTGCACATGATCTGCTTTGGGGACGCGATTGGATTCGACATAATGACCACAGGCCACGAGAGAAACAGGTAATCTTTGGGCATACACCAAGTAAAACTGGTGCTGCTTATACCGTAGCAACTGGCGATATTTGTATCGACTCGGCGTGTGTTTATGGCAGGAAACTATGTGCCTTAGCAATCAACGAAGACGGAAACAGCAAACTATTCTATGCAGACAAGTCCGAAGAGGACGATGAAAACCTGTAAGGAATTAGTTAAACAGCATTTGGAGCGTGAATTGATGTTCAAAATTCTCATTTTCTATAAGAGCATTTCTGCGGTTAAGAACTACCTCGAAATGTTTAGGAATATGCCATTGATGGTTTTTGAAGAGACTCGCAACGGTTTCACATTCAATGGTGAAAAAGTAAATATAAAGGGTGTCCGCTGCGCTAAAATCTCGGATCAGTACCGTGGATATCTGGCGCATATTATCGCTGTGCAAGAAGAACTTACATGGGCTGAAAATTGGAACGAGGTTCGAGATCGCATCGTTTACCCCATGCTTCAAACACCGATTGATATTCAAATCTTTGATGGAGATTATCCAGATGAGCAAGCGGCTTAAAGAAGAAAAGCCTAAGTATATTACGGATGAAAACGGTACGCAATTTTTTGTAGTTGGTAATACGAAAATCCGTGTAACAGAGCATTTTAATAGCAAGGGTAAACATATCAAAGATCTCGTAGAAAACGCAGTACAATATGCTGCAAATGCAGCTTAATACCGGTGACAACAGCTCGTACTTGTGATATAATTATGCGGTAAGCTTATCATAAGTGCGAGTTGTTTCACTACTAAAGGAGGTTGCTAAACAACGGTGAAACAACTGATTTATCGCGTCGCGCTCTATATGCGATTGAGCCGAGACGATGAAGATTACGGAGAAAGCGTTAGTATTGAAACCCAGCGCAAAATCATCACACAATTTGCTAATGAACAGCACTTCATTATAGTTGACGAATACATTGATGATGGTTGGACTGGCACGAACTTTGATCGTCCAGCGTTCCAACGCATGATGGAAGATGTCGAGTCCGGAAAGGTGAATTGCATTATTACTAAGGATCTCTCCCGCCTTGGTCGTGAGCATATCATGATGGACTATTATCTGGAATTCTACTTTCCAGAAAAACGAATCCGCTATATTGCCGTCACAGAGAATGAAGATACGGAAAAGGGCTTGTCGGACTTCGTTCCGTTCAAGAACCTATTCAATGAATGGTTCGCAAAAGACACGAGCCGTAAAGTCAAGGCTGCTTTCAAAGCAAAGTTTGCTGCTGGGGATCGTATTTGCGCGTATGTTAAAATCGGATATAAGCGGCATCCAGAAATCAAAAACCGCATTGTGCCAGATGAAGAAACAAGGTGGATACCTGAGAAAATCTTTGATTTGGCTTATCACGGTGCTGGAGCTGCTAAAATTACAAGGACTCTAATTGCAGAAAAAGTTCCTACGCCGTCTTGGATCAACTACCAGAGATTCGGGACATTCGCTCATGTATATCAAAATGCCTCAGAAGAAAAACGGTACGCATGGACGGTTGCGCAAGTCAAGTACATCTTGAAAGATGAAATCTACATTGGAAATACGGTTCACTACAAACAGACGAACATATCTTTCAAGAACAAGAAACGCATTCGCAAGCCAGAAGATGAGTGGTGGAGAATTGAAAACACTCACGATGGATTGATTCCAAAGGAAATGTTTGCTTCTGTTCAAGAGCAGATTGCTACCAGACGTCGGATGCAGAAAGATCACACAACGCAGATCTTCTCTGGGCTTGTCAAATGTGCTGATTGCGGATGGTCAATGCGTTTCGGTACGAATCGGCAAAATAAAAACCCATACAGCCACTATACATGCAGCAAGTATGGGCAAGTAGGAATCCATTGTTCTGCACACTACATCCGATACGATGTACTGTATGCCTATGTGCTATCAAGAATTCAGTATTGGGCGGCGCAGGCCGTACAAGACGAGGATGCTCTTTTAGAAAGGCTTCTTCAAACAGGCAATGCAAAACAGAATGCCGAGCGAAAAAAGATCGCTGACGATTTGAAGAGAGCTGAAAAACGACAAAAGGAATTAGACAACCTTTTCGCCAAGCTATATGAGGATCGAATTGCTGAGAGAATCACGGAGCGAAACTTCATTATGCTGTCTGCAAAATATCAGGAAGAGCAAAACGCTTTGGATGGGAAGATAGACCTACTTAATGGGCAAATCAGTGAAAATTCTGAGCGATATAGCAATATTGAAACTTGGGTGAAACTGATTAAGCAGTACGCATCTCCAACGGAATTAGACTCAATTTTACTCAATGCTCTTGTGGAAAAAATCGCAGTCCACGAGGCAATCAAACACGAAGATGGAAGTCGAGAGCAAGAGGTCGAGATTTTCTATAAGTTTGTAGGAAAGATCGACTGAGAGGCCAATATCTTTAAGTATGTGAATGGGGCGCCGCTCAGCCCGAGCTGAGCAAGCTCGTGGAGCTCAGCCGTCTCTACAGCGTGAGCGTCGATGAGCTTTTGAGCCTTGAGGAGGCGGAAAAGGGTGACGCCAAGGCCGCCTCGTCTGTCGACGCTTCCGCGCCCGCGCCCGCGCAGGAGACTCTTACCGCACCGAAGAAGGCGCGGCGGCAAAAGCTCCTTCTCGGCGCGGCGGCGGTCTGCCTCGCCCTCGCCGTCGGTCTGGCACTCTACAATAACCACCGCGTCAAGCAGCTCGAGTGGCAGGTCGACTCTCTGCAATCACAGATCATGAGCGTGCAGTCCAGCCTTTCCTCGCAGATCGCGGGCATCAGCAGCTCCGTGCGCGAAGCGATGGAGGAGAGCGCCACGCTGACCGCGCAGTTCGACTACACGGTCAAGCGCTTCGACCTGGACGCCTACACCTGCACGGTTGCCTTCGCCCTCCGGCCCAAGACGGTGCAGGACGGCCTTGCCGTCTCCCTCCGTCTCCGCTCCCTTGCCTCCGACGACGGAACGACCGCCGTCGAGCTGGTCCGCGACGAGTACGACGTCTACCGCGGCGAAACCGTGCTTTCGATGAACGATGATGGCTTCGAAGCCACCGCCGCCTACGATACCGGCGGCGAGCGCCAGCTCGAGACGATCCGCGACCTGCCCGGCTTTGCCGACGAGGCGCTGCCGAAGCTCTATGAGGATCTTTCCTTCGGCTACGTCCTCAGCCGTTCCTATTCCAGCTCGGACATCCGATGCAGCGTCAAGGGCTGGGAGGACGAGGACCACCGCACCGCAAACCTCTACCTCGGTGCCTACGACGCCGCCGTGAAGTCCGCGCGGCTCGACTATCTGGTGGACGGAAAGAGCGCCGCGCAAAGCGCGCTCCGGTTCATGGAGGTCGACGACGAACGCTCCGCCGTACAGTGGTGGATCAGCGACATTCCCGATGAGAGCACCGCCGGCGTCTACAGCATCTATGGCGCAGAGGGCGTGGAATTTGGCCTTTCCTACGGTGCGGAGCTGCAGGTCGTATTCCATGCGGAGCTGACCGACGGCACGAGGCTCTCGGCGCTGCTCCTGCGCGAGAAAATGCCCTCCGCCAACAACAGCGCCGACGGCGAGGGCGAAGGACCGGCAATGCCCATTGTCCTCACGAAGGATTGATCCGTTCAGGGAACGCCGCCCGCGGGCGGCGTTCTTTTTTGCGCCGCTCGCGCCAAAGCGTCCAGGAAACGCGCCGCAGCCGTCCGAAATTTTGACGGAAAAAGGGCTTGCAAAGCCCTCGCGTTGTGCTATGATGAGGCCGAAACGAAGCGCGCGACGCGCGCATTTCCGAAAGAGAGGATGAGGAGAGCTTGTTGGAATTTTTAGAGCAGGAGCACATCAGCCCCGCGCTGCTCGACGGCGTCCGCGCCTACCGCGCACAATACCCCGCCGAGCCGGCGCTGCAGGGCCGCATCCCGCAGCCGCGCTATCATTATTATGGGAAAGAGGTCTGGGAGGCCGCCATCGCCGCGCTGCTGTGCGGCGAGAACCTGCTGCTCGCCGGCAGCAAGGCGACCGGCAAGAACGTGCTGGCCGAAAATCTGGCGCAGGCCTTCGGCCGCCCCGCGTGGGACGTTTCCTTTCACGTCAGCATGGACGCCGCCGGGCTCATCGGCATGGACACCTTTGAAAACGGACAGGTGACCTTCCGCCCCGGCCCCGTCTACCTCTGTGCGAAGCACGGGGGCTTCGGCGTGCTCGACGAGATCAACATGGCCAAAAATGAGGCTCTTGCCGTGCTGCACGCCGCGCTGGACTTCCGCCGCGCCATCGACGTCCCCGGCTACGACCGCGTAACGGTCGCCCCCGCCGCGCGCTTCATCGGCACGATGAACTACGGCTACGCCGGCACGCGCGAGCTGAATGAAGCGCTCACCTCGCGCTTTGTCGTCATTCAGATGCCGCCCATCGCGGAGGACGGTCTGGACCGTCTGCTCGGCGAGGAGTTTCCCACGCTGGAGAAAAAGTACCGCGGACAGCTCGTGCAGCTCTTTCTCGACCTGCAAAAGAAGTGCGGGAGCGCGGAGATCTCCTCCAAGGCGCTCGACCTGCGCGGGCTTCTGGACGCGCTGCGCCTGATCCGCCGCGGCGTGAGTGCCGGTACGGCGCTCGACATGGGCATCACCAACAAGGCCTTCGACGCCTACGAGCAGAGCCTCATCCGCGACGTTATCGCCGCGCGCATCCCCGCGAAGCTCGACCGCAGCCGCCTGTTCACCGACTGATATGGAAACCGACAGCTACAGCGCCAACCAGCGCCGCGCCATCAATCTGGTCTGGACCGCCTGCGGCGACTATCAATTTG